ATCATAAATGGGTTTTTCATTAGTGCTCTACTCAAACTAGTCATTTTCTCTAAATCAGCTTTTGGATCTACTATTGCTAGTAACCATTTTTCAGCTTCTATCTTTCCTTTTTCTAACCTTTTTACTACTCCTTCAGCCGGGTCTTGATATGAATCTAGTGCACCACTTTCAACTCTTGCTCCGTAACTTGCGTGTTTGCTACTCTCATCGAACACTCCAACCTTTTCTAATTCAGCTAGTGTTTTCTCTTCGTTTACCGTACCATCTTCATTAAATACTATTGGTAACTGCATATTTTTAATTCCGTATCCTGACGTAATTGCATCTGTTTCTATTAGTGCTTCTGTATAAAATTTCTCATTTAGTTCTTGTGCTACTCTGTATCGCAATAATTCAACCACCCCACTTAGTGTATGTTCTGGTTCACCTTTATTGCCTTTTATCGCTTCTTTGAACGCTGCTGCTACATGTTTTCTATATAGTTTACTATCTAAGTATTTATCTATTGTAGTTATCTCATTAGCTGTTAGTTCTTTCTCTGTTATTCCCCCAGCTGCGTTTTCTATTCTTTTCATCACAGCATCTATCGATTCTTCTGTTTTACCGTTTACTTCTCTACCATTTAATATGCTAGTAGCTGTTCTTTTATCTAACGGCAGTCCGAATGCCTGTGCTTGCCCTAGTTTGAATACGTTTTCATTATCTTTGGTAACTTCTACTTTTATTTCATTACCCTTATCATCTTCTACTGGGCGTACTGCAAACCTGTGCAGTATCTTATTCTGCCAGTCTAGTTGTGTACTGTCTATCATAAATCTATTGTTAGTTATTACTTTCCACTTAGCAAACATATTAGTATCGTATCCAATGTTCTCCACAGCATCAGATAGATAATCTATTGTTTCTTGTATTTGTCTATTTCTTCCTCTCGTAGAGGGTTTCAATACATCTATTGTGTATTCCTCTGGGATGTACCCCATTTCTTTTTGTAGTGTCTCATCTTTAGTCAGCACATCCATTCCGATGCTATAGCCTTTTCTTAGTGCATAAGCTGTTCCACTTTGTTTCTGTACTGCATCTTTATGCTGTTCTGATACCGGATCCTTTAGCACTCCAGTAACTCCATCATTAATTATATCTTCTTTCTTTGGTACGGCTAACACCCTATTCGTATACACGCCATTCTCAGTTAGGTCTCCAGCTACATTTTCATGAGCCTTCTTCAATTCCTTAGCATGCTCCTTTACCTGTACTCCCCCAACAACTAGCGTCTTATCTTTTGTAAGCTTTCCGTTAAATTCAACTGGTGTCTTTGCACTATCTGTAACTTTGATCACTTTCACATCTGGTACCAGTTTTCCGTTAACTTTATAGCTAGTTGTCTTTGTAGTAACTACCTCAGCTTGTTCTATAGCTTTAATAGCTAGTATCCCTAGTTCTGTCTTTAGTGTTTCTTCAACCCTCTTACCTAGTATATGCTCCCCGTTTGATTTAGCTTTTAACCCTAGTAGTCTGTATACCTGTGCACCTATCTGGTTAACTGAACGCGTATATAGTGTATCGAATCCGGCTACCTCATTTCTCATTGCTTGTGTAACAGTTTCTTTCTTATCTATTTTTAGTATTGCTTTAACTGCATTATCACTTCTGTGCTCACTCATTTCTGGTTCTAGTGTATTAGCTAACCAGTCTGCAGTAACTATCCCGATTGCTTTTTTTACATTACTATCTAGGGTGTAACCATTATCATTTTTATCGTATAGTAATTCAACCGCACTTTGGAACCCTTTAGCATCTTTAGCCTCTTTAGTTGTCTCATTCAAGAATTTATCATAGAATCTTACTTCACTATTAGTAACATTAGCATTTATCCAATTATCTACTTCTGTTTCTATTTTCATAGTTACACTATTCTTATTCTTTACTACATCTAATTTGCTTGTACTATTGATGTTTTGCTCGAATAGATCACTTAGCTGTATATCATTACCTATTGCTTTAACTAGGCTGTTCATCTGTGCTACTTCATCACTACTAACATTTTTATTAGACAGTACTTCTTTGACTGCCTCCATTAACCTTTCTATTGTTACTTTATTACATATCATTATTCACATCCTAGTTTAGCTTTGAATATCTCTTTGTTTTCTTTACTTAGTTTTATAACTTTAGTTAGCAGTACTACTGTTTTTGGAAACTTTTGTTTACCCTCTTTAGTACTGAATTTATCTACTAGTGCCTTTCCAACTGTATTCTTGCTCTTTGATTTCTTGTAATCTTCTCTTATTTTACCTAATTCATCCTGTGATGTGGCTAAATCAGCGTGTAAATTATCTAATTGGGTTTCTTTATTAGCTAGTTGGTCTTTAGCAGAATTAGCTATTTTATTACGTTCTTTTATAAGTGTTTCATCTTTTACCCCAGTACGTTTTAATTCTGCATATCGTTCTTTTGTACTAACAGTTAATTTATCTTTTACCCCTTTAGTATTACCTTTACTGAAAGGCTTAGTTCCTATCTCTTCTTTAGCTTTATTATTATACTCTCTAGTAGTTCTTTTATTATTCATAACCTCATCAGAATTGGTTGCTTTTATATACTTATTTTCATAATCATTCTTTAGCTCTTGTAACCTATCCCATAGTCGTTCAACTACCATTTTAGCTGATTGCGCAATTGTTTTCTTTAGTATAGTAGCGGATTTCGTTACTTCATTCATTACCTTGCGTTGTTCTTTCACATATATTTCTGCATCAACTAACTTCTTAATTAGCTTAACTTGCTTTGGTACACTTATTTCCTGTTTTCCTAATGTACCAACTAGATCATTTAATTTATTCTGTACATCACTAGAATTTTCTTTCATATGATCAACATATAATTTATCTACTAACGCACTCAGTAGCTTACCATGCTTTTCTTTATCACTATCTGTTGGTAGCATTTTCATTATAGTATCACTTATTGCGTTAGTTAGTTTATCTTTAGTTGTTAACCCGTCTTGGTATTCTTTATTTAACTGTGCTATGTCTTCTTTGCTGTATCCTGATGTCTCTTCATGTAATCCTCTACTTTTCGCATTTTCTTGAGTAACTGTTCCCCGTCCTCCTTCTGTTGGAGCACTTGCTTGAGTTTCTGTTTGAGTTCCTTGGTTCTGTCCATTATTATTCTCCTGTGTATTTATTTGATTATGTGTGCTACTGCTTTCTTGGTTTCTTACTTCAGCTATCTTGTCTGCTATTCCTTTTAGTAACTCATTCTCTGCGGATATCTTATTTATTAAGTAATCTGATGCTTTCGTATTAGGTTTACCAGTAGTTTTACCCATTGGTCCGTATGTGAATGTCACTGGGTCACCATTCTGATTATACCCATATGACACACTAGCTGATCCATTATTATTAAAATTATCTCTAGCTGTTTTAGCTGCTACTTCTTTTTCTTTCTGTGACTTTAGAAACTTATTCATGTCAGCTTCTACATTAGCCTTATCTGCTTCGGGTATATTCGGATTCAGTAGTGTACTGGCGTATTCGAGCATTCCTCTCTTCTCACCAGATACATCACTAATTCCTTTATATAACTTATTAGCTAGTACGTCTTCTACCTTTACTTTAGTTCCGGTAGTATCAACCCCGTTAGTAGCCGCACCCCCTTTTATCTTCTTAGCTATGTTTGCGAACTCTGGTGATTGCAATTGTTCTGCTATATAGCGTTCTATCTCTAGCACCTTTTTCTGATGCTCTAGCTGCGCTACATTTCCCTTATCTTTATTATCTGTTATCTTTGCATTGACTGTAGCTAATTCCTTCTCAATGTCCCCCAGAGGTCTATTATTCAGTGTACCACTAGCTCCGGTTATATCGTTATAGTGTAACCACGCCTTCCCTTGGCGTATCTGTGCATCCTCCAATTGAACTATTGCTGCTTTCTTATCTTCTTCAGTTACATCCGAACGCTGTAGTAACTTCTTTAACCCCTCTATCTTATCACCCCATCCGAGTGCCCTTGCTTTCACGAAGTTAGCTACATGCTTTTCTTCTTCTGGGGTTAAACTGTGTGCTCTATTGTTTCGTTTATCTGCTAGATATTGGTTTACTTTAGCATCACTGTTTTCCCAACCTTGTACCACGCTAGTTGAATCTACTAGCTCCTGTGGAAGATCTTTTGGGGCAAGTGCTTTATCAGCTGTTGTATCTTTAGCTTTCTTACTAACTGTATCTATTACTTTCCCCATAGCCTTATTATACACACTACCTGCTGCTCTCATATGTATTGCACTGCCCGGAGCAAGTATAGCCTGTTCCATAGCAGTTTTAATTAACCCATTATCCGTCAATCCCTTAACATCTAATGATCCATATTTTACATTGTATGCTTGCCCCCAGTTCTGTACAAACTCTTGAACTAATTCTTCTGGCATTACTGCAGTATACTTAACAGCTTGTTCACTAACTCTAGCTAATATCCTCTTAGCTATTCCTTTATCTTTAGCACTATCTATTATTTTTTCAGCTATCTTCTCTACTGAACCCGGCCCTTTCAGCACATCTTTCATTACTTCCATATCAACTATTCCGGTCAAACTGTCTATTGCAAACGAACTCATCACGTGCCATAGTGTAGCTAATTCCCCGTGTTTTTTATAATAGCCATCTAGATCTTGATTAGCCGTTACTGCACCATATGCGGCATACGGAGTAGTAGTAGCCATTATTGAGGATACTTTACCTCTCCAGTCCATAGCATTCCAAGCCTCATCTTTAGCCGCTTTAACTCCTGCTTTATCTATTAACCCTGCATTTCGTTCTTTAGCTATCTGTTCTAATTTATCCATATACTGTAATGCTTGTGTAGGTTGTTTTACTTCTTTAACTGCTGCTTTATAATCTTGTAGCAATCCTTTTTTAACTGTCTTATCTGTAGCTGCTAAATACTCCCCGTTTAACTTATCAACCTTAGCTATTTTAGTTACCATTTCTGGAGATGCACTTTTGTATACAGCTTCTTTCATTTTAGCCGCAGCTTCTTTACTTATTGTTTCTGCAGCCAATTTATCATTAATCTTAGCTATCGTCTTTACTGCGATCTCTTCTGCTGTAGCCTTACCTAGCGCTTTACCGAATGCCCATGCTCCTGCTTTTTCTAGTGATCCGGATGCAAACCCTCCGATATACCCTAGTGAGTTACCTGCATTTTCTGGTGTGCTAAACCCTAACTTGAGCGCTTTCCATGCATCCCCCCAGTTTATATTTGCAACTGTAGATGGGTGCATTATATCAAAGTTTTTTAATGCTTTATCTGTATACTGTCCAGCTAACTTATTATTGTAATTAGCTTTAGCACTCATTCCAAACCCTAGTTCTTTCTGGTACTTATCTTTAGTAGCTTCACTTAGAAATTCATAGTGTGTTCCATTATACCTGTTGTATGCCCCTACTCCTATATCTACTACTGAATCAGCTAGATCAACTATTGACCTAGCGAACCCCCCTACTGTTGCCTTAGCTATATTGATTGGATTCCACCCACTTTGTTTAGCGGTATTAGCTTTTGCTTCTTTAACTGCATCAGCATACATTTGAGCATCACTCTGTGCACCCCCACTTGGTAATCCGCTATTAACTACTCTGATTGCTTTAGCTGCTAGCCCGTTCTGTGCAGGATCTATTGCCGCATTAACCGTAACTGGCTTCCCACTAGCATCCGCATAACTCATCAGCTCTCTACCATAGTACCCTGATTGGTGCCAGTCTTTGCTCATTATTGGCACATCCAGCGGTATTTTTCCTGTACCATCAACTAAATTGCCATTCTTATCCCTGTAGTTTTTTCCAGTTAAATTTATCACAGGAGTGTTTCTTATCAACGGTGCTTTCCATTCTGGATGTCCAGCTAGATCAGCTAGTTTTTGTATAGTTTGCTGTTGCCCTATATCTTGCATATCTTGAGTAGTAACTTCACTTGGCTGTTTACCTAATGCTTTAGCTACATAATCTATTTGCCATCGCTTGTGCTTATTGCCTTTAACATATGCGAGTGGGTCTGTATAGATTGGATTTCCTTGTGCATCTATTCCTTTTTGATGTTTTACCTCTATTGCGTCATATGCATATGCATTTGGCATTAGTGCTTCTCTTGCATTAGCCCCGTTATTAGCTGTAGTTTCTGAGTCTGCGTCTTGCATACCTAGTAGTATATCTTTCTTATACCCACTTAGTAAATCTATTTTATTCTGTGCAGCATTTTGTAATTCTTGTACTTTATTATCTACGGGAGCAGTTTGTTGGTTATTAAAGTCATCGATACTCTTAGCATAATCATTTTGTGATAGTGCTAGAGTACCGCTTTGGTCTATTACTTTAGGCATATTAATTCTCCGTTTCTCTAACTAATTATATATTAGTTTTATTACTCTAATTTTATACTAAGTCAGGTTTTTATTTATTTATTTACTTTATAAACTGACGTAAATAGCCAATTTGTTCATCTAACCTATTAAGTTCTGCTTCATTTCCTTTAGTTAGTGGTTTACTGCCGCGTTTTATATATATTTTTCTTTGAACTTGTCTTAATTGTTCGATTTCTCCTGCTGCATCTTTTGAACGTCTTTCTGCTATTTTAACTTGTCTAGCAACTCTTTCTGCTTGCTTGGCTTTACGCGTAAGTATAGCATCTTCTCTAACTTTTGATATGCCTTTTACCGCCATATTCCCAACTTTTTCAGACATATTCGAGACCGTTTCAAGTGGATGCCTAATTGTGCTTAGTATATCACCTCCGGTACGTTTAAGTAACTTAGCAGTATCCACAGTACCATCGAGTACTGTACTAGCAGTTTTTATTGGTTTTAATATACCAATAGGTACAGCAGGTAATCCAACTATATTAGCTGCAGTTGAAGCTGCATCCACTGCATTAGTAGAGAATCCTGTATGAGACATGTTATTCTTAGCCTTTGCTTCCATTTTACCCGTCTTTCTACTTAGTGTATTCAAAAGGCTGTTATAACCTCCTTTTCCAACTAATACATCTTTTAGCCATTTTATACCAGAAACCGAACCATTAAGTGCTGACGTTCCAAGTAAAGTAGCGGCTTCTGTAGCTCCTTGTATCCCTCCCAATTGTGAAGAGTAGTACTGTTTAGCAGCTATAACGCTTGGAGGGGTAGTTGGGTCACCGTCTGGGTATTTTGCACGTAAACTACTTAATGCTTTGGTTGGGTTAACAACAATTTTATCATTAACTACATTGCCTTGATAATGCCCCCCAGTATTTATAAGAGTTTCAAGTGCAGAAGTAGAGTTGACTTTTGGCCTATTAAGGGGTATTTTATTAATAGTAGTATAGTTATTAGGTTTATATAACCTTTTTGTAAGGGCAGTTAAGTTCTCCCAATCTTTTTTAGTTTTATTAGGTTTATTATATAGCCCCTTGAACTTATCCGTTGTCATATCTTTATTTATGCTACGTCCATCTTTAGGGGGTTGTTGTAATTTCTCTTGTATTTTTTGTAGTCCCAATAACCTATCTGCATTACCTATTTGTGTAGTTGGTGCTATTACTTGCTTTTGAGTACCACCAGTATCTCCACTAACTATTTTCTTTTTCGGACCACCAGTAGTAGTTATTTTCCTACTGGGTACTGCTTCCTTAGTCCGCATTCCAAATAGTGCTGCTACTTTATCTCTACTAGCCTTATCATTAGCTGCTTGTATTTCTGGGTAGCTCATTCCTTCTACTTGTTTATACGATAATAAATCTGTTGGCATAGTATACTTTGGACGTGTTGTTTGCGGAGTAGTTCTCCTATTACCTGTGTTTGTAGTAAAAGCTGAGTGTGTACCATTATACCTTTTTTTAATAAATGATTGATAAGCTTTTTGTAGTGCAACCATACTTTTAGGGTCAGTATCACTAAAATTAGTTACAATATCACTATTAGTGTTATCATTACCAAATGTTCCTGCACCATACTTAACTTGGCTTGTGATATATGCAGATAAATCTCTAGCATTAGCTCCTTTATGTGCTAAATATAATAGAGCGTTCTTAGCTTTATCCACATCATACTGTATAGTATGGGTAGATAACCCTAACTTATCTACAGCTGATAATGCAGCTCTTACTGTATTGTAATTTCCTCTACTGTAACTACTTTTTCTATAGCCTCCTGTACTCCTGCTTCTTCCTGCGATCATATTATTAACTTTAAATGCCCCTAATTTTAACTTTTCTGCTGCTAATCTATTCTTTATTGTTTGTTGATTTGCTGCATTAATTGCTTTAGCATCAGCTGCATCTGCTGCAACTAAGCTAGCTCTTGTTGGCATTGTAGCTATTGTTTTTGTTATATAATTCTGTGTATTAGGGTTTGTCAAGTCTCCTCCAGCAGTAACTATTTGCTTCTCTAACAATTTTCTACCATCTTCTCTAGTAAGCGTATTATTGTCATACACTCCTTGCATTTGCCTGTTTATTAAGTTTATCTTCATAGGGTCTGTAGTGCCATAGTTATACCTATTATAAATGTCCCCTTTCTGTGTATCTGTTAGTTTAGCCCCATGTAGCATTTGTAAATTATTTATTTCTTTTTCAGCTGCTGCATTCCCTTTTGCAAAGTGGTTTTGTATTAGTGCATCTGTTTGAGTTTTCCCTATATTACTAGCATTAAACGCATCTGGGTTTTGTGCTACTGCATTGAGTACATTTCTATTTTTTTGTAGACGTGCATACTCATCTTGTTTTTCTTTCCACAATATATCATTTCTAGCATTTTGCTTCTTAGCTTGAATCAACGGTATCATTGCCAGTCTCTGCTTATAACCTGCTTGAGCTTCTGGAGTTAGCTTACCGAAATCCACATTCGCCAGTTTTGTAACATCGTTACTTGCTAGTGTATCTTTCATACTATTAGTATAATTTATTTTATTAGCATTATCTACGTAACTACTCCCTATTGACAGAGCTTTACCCACTGCAGACCATGGGTTAGCATTTGGATTAGCTGCAAATATCACACTAGGCATTGCTCCTAATCGTATATCCTTAGCCACGTTGTACCCCTTTCTTGAAATTATCGTATCCAGTCTTCCAAGCTGCTCTATCTGCATCATCTATTCTTTGAGCTCTGTTGTCATCAGCTATCTGCCTATTGAAATATGCATGTTGCATTTTCATTTTATCTGAATTACTCTTGTATGTTCCGTATGCTCCAAATATTTTACTAGCACTATCTAGTGTGTTCTTTCCAGCCGCTGTACCCGTCCAAGCTAACCCATCTTTTAGGTGGTTATACAACCCCGCGTGATTAGCTGCTTCAGCGGCTTTAGCTGCAGCATCCCCAGTGACAGATGACGCAGCATTAAATGCATCATAGTTACCTAGTAAGTTATTTGTACCTGCATTAATATAGTCAGTTGGGTTAACTGCTCTATTTACATCATATATTGACCCTACCGTGTTACTGCCTAGCGCCCCTGCTGTTAGCTTAGTAGCTCCTGCTACAGGTACCCCATTGAGCATTCCCGTTGCGGGTGCTGAATTGAATACACTTGGCATAGATGTAACTGCATCTTTTCCTGCCTCACTTATTACTCCTGGTGCAGCTGCAGCCCAGGTACCTTGGTATCCTAAACTACCATCCAGCCCTATAAAATCCCCTATATTTTTAGCCCCTTGCCACATACTAGTGCCTAGCCCTGCCAGCCCTTGCTCTAAGCCTCCAAAAAATCCAGCCATATCATATCCTTTATCTTATCTATTTTGTGTATTATACCATAATTTCCGTAAAATTACACTTTTAGCATATCAGCTACATAGCCAATCGTCTCATCGTCGTTGCTATCATCAATAGCATACACCTTCATTTTATTTGTAGTTTTCACCTGTTGAGCCATATTTTGCATCGGGTCTGGAGCAGATAACACATTGTATATACTCATAGTAGATGTACCAATTCTTACCAAGTTACTCAGCTCTGTTAAGTTTGCAAACCCTACCTGTGATACAAATGCTCCAAACTGTTCCGAGAACGATGATCCTACTGCCCTTGCAGTAGCTATTGCCAGGCTATCACCAGCTGCGAGAGACGCATTCAGTACCGCCGTTTTGCCTATTGTTGCTATAGTTGTACCTATGGATAGTAGAGCACCGAGCACTTGTAGTATTTTATCGCCTGTCACTGCACCCATTGCACCTAATGCCCCACCTATAGTGGCAAGGGTCATTGTAGTAGCAGAAGCTGTCCAACCACTCAACACTCCGGCACTTATATAAGACACTACCGCTGCAACTATAATAACTACTATTGAGATTAATGGTGTGTACCAATAACCATTTTCAACAACATTTAGTTCAAATTCATCATTCCAGTTATCTATAAAGTCAATCCTATTTTGGACCAACTCACCCGTATCCGTATAGACTAGAGGCAGATATGTTTTGTACCCATTTAATGGGTAAACAGTACCATCCCTATCTTGCCAGGTTGATGGAGTAGAAAACTGTATGCAAGTACCATCTGCATATATATTTACTTTACTTAAAGGGGTAGTCCAACTAAGCCACCTCATACCGCTAACTGATGGTCTTATTATAGCTGGAGTTACTATTTCTTGTATTATTGCTCCATGCTGTGAAGTTAGGTCAGGGATATTAGCTATCCTTGGCTCTATAGGGAACCTTTTATCTTTGTGCAATGAAGAGTAATTTACTGACTCGGTAGTTAAATCTTTAGCTAGGGTAGTAATTGGATTTCCGTCAATATCAGTAGTGATATAATCCGACAATACAACATCAGTACTATAACCACCTGGGTAGGATATAGTTACAAACCATCCATCGCTAACAGCCTTTCCGTCAGCATCTTTATGTGTTTTTTCAAATGGTTGGCTTACTCCATTAACAAGGATCGACCCCCAAGGGCCGTATTTGTGCCAAGAACCATTCCCATTTATCCACCAACCTACATTGTCTAGTGCAGAACTAAGTTCTACTGACTTTGGTACTATTTGACAAGTATCGTGATATATACCACTACTATCACCAGGGTTTCCATTATAATCTGAGTATGGACTTTGTCCTGCAAATAACTGGTTTAGCCCAAGGTTATTTACATCGTCTCTATCATATGGACTTCGAGATTGACTTTTTATATCATAGTGCCGTATTGGTTTAGCTATCCTGCCCTTTATCACAATCGAGTAATTAACTAGACTTACCCTACCTTTTCTCCACAGCTGCCCATGTAGTAACTCATACATTTTCCCATAGCTAATAAGAGAGGCCAGCACGGCTTCTCTCACAGCCGCGTAAACGTCATCGTTCTTAATGCGCAGTGTAGTAATTCTCACCAGTAGTTACCTAGTTGTTATACTGCATTAATTGCATTAAATGTGTCTGTAACCTGTTGAGCGGTGATACTAGCATTACCCCCAGCACCGAACATTCCTGTCATATTAGCCATTTGCTTAGCTTTTTCAATCCGTAAATTATCATCATATACAGCAGTCTGCCTTACAGTCAATAACGCTTTTTTTAACTCTGTAGCAGCTTGATTATCTATCATAGCGATTTGTGCACCTTTAACCGACAAGTCCTTAGCACTTTGTGCGCCTTTTCTTGCGGTGTCTGCTTGTGAGGCCCTAATCTCTTCAGCTTTGAGCGCTGTAGCTTCTGTAATATCTAATTGTTGTTTACCAAGTAAGTCTGTTTGTGCCTTTATCTCTGCTCTTTTAGCTACACCGTCTAATATAGCCTCACTTTTTTGGGTAGTCCGTAGGTCTATTTCACTTGTCATATTAGCAATTTGTTCAGCTTTAACTAACAAATCTTTAGCGTTTTGTGCTTGGGCTATAGTTGTATTAGCCTGTGAAGCTGCTATCTGTTCAGCCTTTAACTTAACGTCTTTCAGTGCACTTGCTACCTGTGCATCTATTAGGGGTTGATTCTGTACCGTGCTCACTGAGACCCCTAGATTAGTTTCCATGATACTCGTCAACATTTTCCCGTAATCAGAAGACGTTAGCCTACTCAAATCCCATTGATTATCTAGTGTGTCTTTTATACTCTGATTTAGCTCTTTATATAAATCTTTTATTTCTTGCGTTGCTACTGCCATTTTATTTCCTTTTTATTTTTTGTTAGTATTGCTAAAGGAGTTTTAAGATAACCAAATATTACTCATTATTTGCCCAGATAAGGTTAAAGCTTCTTTAAGCTCCTCTATTGTAACCACCTTTATGGAGTTATCTGCTAATTTCCACCTAGTGGTTGTTTCCCCTGTTATTGCCGCTATAGAAACAGCTCTTGCCATCCTGTCCTGTGACTTCTCATTTCCATCAAATACCTTACCGCTTGGTACCTTAACCTGTATCTTACCTACTTTATTAATTAAATCTTGTTTAGTCGGTAAATGCTTATACACTAATGCGCCATTTTCAACTACCAAATCATTTACATGAAAGTGTATACTATCCTTAATTTCCTTTGGTAAATTTAGTAAACTTACTTTAATGGAGTCATCAAATTTTGTTGGAGATATAACTTTAACCCTATTGTCCGCATTTACAGTTACATACATACTATTACCTCCCAGCAGTTAGAATATAAGATACATCGAGAAAAGGGGCAAGATTCCAGGTGCCCTCTTTAGAGACGTCTAGTCGGATTATTGCGTGTGAAGAAGACGCAACAGTAGTACCGAGGACAAATGTAAATGAACCTACTGAGGTAGGACCGGAAGCGCGAGCACCAGTACACTTCACTACTTTGTCTATAATAGGATGTCCATTCGCGTCAGTACCGGAAGAAAGTACGATACTCGGTATAAAATGCACAGCTGAATTACTATCAGCAGGACCCCCGTATACCTGTATAGCTACTATCGCAGATACATTCGGCCTTACTACCCCATCTGGGTAAATAGTACTCCAAGCAGAGTACACATAATTAGGTGCAGAGGAGTTATAGGTGGCTATTGCACTGCTAGCTACTGAGAAATTATTTTGAAAAAGTTTGGTGATATCCGCAGATTTTATTTTGGCAGCAGTAACCTCTCCTGCAAGTATCTTATTTGCTGTTATAGCGTTAGCTGCGATTTGTTGCGCCGATATACTTCCCGTAGTAATCTTACCACCATCTATAGTAGTTGTATTGGGTGCAAATACATGTGTAACTAAAGCAGCATTAGAGGTGCTATTAGCTGTATTAGCTATACTGTATGCATTATTGGCTGTACTTACTACTGTACTTGCTGTGGTACCAGCTACTTTAGCTGTATCAGCTGCTGTATTAGCACTTGTAACATCAGCACCGGCTTTAGGTGGATTATTACCCCACCCCATAGTACTATTTATCTGTGAAGATCCAAATGTAACAGTACCATTAAATTTAGCTGTATGTGCTACATTATCTATTTCTAGAAAGGGTGTTGTAGCATTATTGCTATCTTCTAATGTAAACTTATTTGCATTTATTTTAAATGAGCTTTGTATACCTGTACCATCAGCAAATCCCCATCCAGTAACTGCTCCTGTATTTGGATCTGTTATTAACTTACTAGCAGCTCCAGCCCAGCCTTTAGCTATATTAGCTGTATCATTAGCAGCTTTGTCTAAGCGTTTCCATCCAATTTGATAGCCATCATTCCAACTACCTCCATAATATTGATAAACAATACCGTCTGTGGTAGTATGTACCATTCCTATTTTTACAGGTTCTGTACCATTCCACTCATGGAACATTCCAGCGCTTACACCTTCTTGCGCCGTTAGTCGTACTTCGGTATTACTAGCCTGTGCAGTTAGTGTGACTATATTATCGGACATTGCAGTATCAGCATTAGCCCTAGTTGTCTGTTCTGTAGTAATACCTGCACTATTATTATTTGCTATAGCCGTTAGTGTGACTATGTTATCCGCCAGAGCTTGATCGGCATTAGCCCTAGTTGTTGCTTCATTACTTATACTTGCACTATTTACAGCATCTGCCAACTTGTAGGAAGTTTCTACAGTATCCACTTTTGATGCTATAGCCTCAGTAGCTGTAGTTCTTTCACTCTTTTCAGTTGATATAGCAGCATCTGTGTAAGTATTTGCATCTTGAAAGTGCGTACTTAGCACATTGTACATGTAAGCACTACTACTGACATTATTTGATGTAAGTAATATATCATTTTTTAAATTAGTATAGTTATTATTTGATACAGCTTCTACATCATCTATCTTATGGTAGATAGCTGTATCACTTTCAACTAGTTGTTTATACCTAGCCCAACTTTTATCGTCTAGTTTAGGAAACATAACATAGATATTTGGTATATACCCGATTTCAGTGGAGTCTTTTGTTATAACATTAACATTATTAGCGGTAACAGTAAATATCTGTTTCTCTAGTTCTATCATTTTACCCTACTTTTACAAGTCTGACTTTTGCCCTGATTTTTACCTCATTATCTAATTTTACTGATAGCGCGAAATTCAATGGGGGAGTACCATATAGGTCTACAGCATCTTGAGTAAATACCGTAGCTGTACCATCCATATCCGCTGCAAGTATTTTAACTTGTATTCTACCTATAATACCAGTTGGCTCTATAGTTACTGTTCCTATAGTTTTATGTTCACTTGTTTTTATATTAGTGATAGAACAAACACCAGCTGCATACCCAGACAAATCTGTGCTTACCCCATCACCTTCTTTTACGTCAAAAATAAGTGTTTCATCACTATCTAATGATAGAGTTAATTCTGTGTACCCAAATGACATGTTAATACCCCCTAATTATGTTATCTATCGTATTCATACTGAGACCCCTCTTAAGGAGCCTCATATAACTACGCTTTAGCACTTTCTAGTGAAATCGAATATCTTTTTCTCATCTTAACTTGACTCAACTTGGTCTGTGGGTTCATCACGTGCATTGGTATCTCAATCTCTTTCAACACATCTAGATGCCCTTGCATAACCTCTACTGGGAAGTTTAATGGAAGTATTATCTGCCCTAAATCGAAATATGTATTACTACAATTAACCGTAACACTACTAGTTTGGTTATTTTCTCTTTGATCATTATCAACTATGGTAACCAACGTCGTTTTTCTAGCTTTATCTTCAGCCTCTTTGGCTATTTGCCCCATAGTCTTTTTCCCGCTTACTACAGTCTCTTTAGCTATCGGTTGTGCTTCTTCTTCAGCTTGCTTTTCTTTAGCAACATAGAACTCATCTATTTTACTCTGTAGTTTACTTTCACCTATATTCGGACTAAATTGTAACCCTAACTCTTTTGCCTCTTGCTTCAACTCATCTAGTTTTGCCATTTCCTAATTCCTTTTGTTTGGTTTTTTAGTTTACTGACTATTATATCATATTTATTCTTAATATGCAACTAACTATGCTGCATACCTGATATAGTGTTGTACTGTTTTGTATTTCGGCACACTTAACATCTCGTTCTGTCGGGCTACTCTAACTATCTTTGATCTATTTGCATTAATAGCCTCTGCTGCCTCTTTACCACTATTGTATCTAGTCCATCCAACATTATCCTTGGATACTTCTACTGGCTTTTCTAGCCCCTCTGAGTACAGCGTATTATCTATTTGTTCAGCTAACTCTTGGAACTTCTCTGGTAGCTGTTTACCTAGTGTATTCATAACTATGTAACCTCTGTACCTATATGGGTTCTTTGTAACTGGATAGCCTTTATTCATATCTTTAGTATCATTCTGTTTGGCTGCTTTACCTAACTTGCAGGCATTAACTATTGTAACTCCTAGTTCTTCCTCTATTACCTTTTTAGCATCAACTAATCTTGGAAAGTGCTGCCATTCTTTACCATCTGTGGATATAGCACAGCCTTTGTTTCTACTATCTTGTAATCCGGTTTCCCACGCATGCTTTAGGTTATCTTCATTGCTTATCCATTCTAGGTTGGTGTAGTTGTTGTTTAGTTTATTTCCATCTATGTGGTTTACTGTGAGTGTTTGATCACCTTCTACGAAAGCTTTAGCAACTAGTCTGTGTACATACTCTTGTAGTACCTCTCCTTCATCTGTTTTTAATACTGCAGCTCTATACCCAACTTTGTTAATTGTAGGGGTTAACCATCTACTGACTATATGACTATATATTTTACCATCTGGCATAATTGAGTAACTTGTTAGATTTGGTAGCTTTCTACTTTCTGGTATTACTACTAAGCCATATTCTTCTCTTATACTCATTAACGATATACGTTTGGATTCACCCTCTAGTGTACGTAGGTTGACAGCAGGTTTATTCCTATGGTAAACGGTAGCCCTAACGTCACCGTTACCATAGTGAACTGTGTTTGTGCTTGGATTATACCAAGCGTCTTTGTACTCTTTTAACTGTATCATGGATACTCCTTGTAGGTTTATACAAGAAGTATACCACAATTCAGTTTATGCGAACCTTAAATTCTATTTAGAAGCCGCAGTATAAATAGCAAGTAGCTTTTCAGGTTGTAGCACGATACCGGCATAGAACAGGTTATAACTGAAAAACCCTTGATTTCCGTATACGTTGACATTGTCAATAGCAGCTGGAGACTTAGCGTTAAACTTGATCTTACCTTTACCTTTCAAACCGACAGTTGCAAATGAACCTTCAGTTGGGAAGAGAATAGGGAATACATCAAAGTTTGTACCATTATTCTGTAAACTGCCTGTGTAACTTGCTGGAACAGCAGCACCTGCACCTGAGTAAACTACTTGGCCTTCAGACTCGATGAATCTGACTTCATGCATTTTACCAACTTCACCCTCAGCTATATTAGCAGCAGCAGCATACCTATCTACTGGCATATAGACGTATTCTTTCTCGTAACCAGAACCTCTAGTTAGTGTCTCTAAATCAGATTTTACATCAGCGCCTATGATTGCATAGTATGCTTTAGCAACAGGAGTAGTACCAATCTTAGTTGAACCAGTAACTATAGAAGTATTCTTCTTAGCTCTATTTCTAACTAGTTTTCTTACACCTTTTCTAATCAAGTCATAACTAACTTTATCAACATCATCTGTAGAACCATCTGCAACAGCATCACCACCAACAGTAGACTTGCTAGTAGCAGTTCCACTAAACATTACTGTAGGAGTTGCTAGCATATCTAGTTGGATCAAATCCTCAACTCTACTATTAGCTAATTCACCTAACTCTTCTCTGTATCTAGTTTGGATATAGTCCTCACTGAACAATTCAACTTCATCACTATACTCAATCATCTCACCATATCTAGCAAGTGTAGTCTCGTAAGTAACTTTACTTAGTGTTCTAGTATTAACTCTTCCAGCACCCTCAGCCAATGCAGCACTAGTTAAATCAGCAGATACTGCAGCAGCATCTCTAGCAGTCAAGTAACCTTTAGCAGCGAAATCGCCATCACTAAGTGCTCTATCATACATATGCAAGAATTTACTAATCTTGAATGTCTTACCCATTTTCTGTGGCATACTCTTTCTATCCGCAAACTGTCCGTAAACATTTACTCTATTCGCAGCTTTTATGCCTGCCCTGTCATAATAATGAACTATAGTGTTTGCACCAGCAGTACTATTAGTTCCATTACCGTATAAATTTAAACTCATTATTAACCCTTTTTATTTAGTATTTTTCTTGTAGAGAAGCATACCATTTATCAAATTCTTCATCCGAATCATCTAGATAATCTGTTATACCACTCTTAGCCGCACTTCCGCTCTTAGTCGGTGCAGCACTCTTTCTTTTAACCACTTTCTGTTTCTCAACTACTCTATTAGCCTCTTCCGTCTTCACTCTCTCAATTTCAGCTTCTTTAGCTACTCTTGCAGCCGTATCTGCCTCTGCTTGCACTCTAGCTGCTTCTGCAGCCTTCTCAGCATTTTGTTGAGCATAGAATACATCACCTGCTTCTAGGTAGTAATCCAAATCTGACTTATGGCCACCATCATATATCTTTAGCTTATTAGCTATTGGTTGCACTTTATCAAATACCCCTGTTTTCATATCCACATGTAATGCTTTAATCATTCCTGGATCTTGTGTCATCTTATTCCATGATGTATCATCCCAATCATTGCCTAGCACTTTCTGTGTTCTAGTATATTCAGGGTCCGAACTGATCTCATTAACCACTTCTTCTAACGCAAGTGTAGTTTCATCCCGACCATAATCCTTTGGTTCATAGTTGTTCTCTTCTGTATCCAAATCGAGGGCATCTACGCCTGTTCTCTTCAGTAACTCTCCGATAGCACCTTTGTCACCCTTCAGCACATCTATAGCTAAATTCAAGTCATCATTAGATATTCCAGCTTGGTCTATAGCATCTATAGTTTTTCTCCAAGGTTTAATCTTCTGCATTTTCTTAGTGTAGTCCATCGCTTGGCCGAACACTTTTGGAAATTGCTTCTCCATTTCTTCCTTGCTAAACTCGTACTCTAATCCGTTAGCCTTGAATTTGTATTTCTGTTCTGGTTGTACAGGCTCTTCTTCTACTTCTTTCTCAGCATCTGAATTATCGTCTAGTTCTTTTTCCGGTTCCCCTTCAGGTTCTTTACCCTCTGGTTCCTTCTCTTCACTACCCGGTTCATCTACATCATCTTCAGTAGCTTCTTCCTCTGTATCAGCATTATCCTCGGAATCCTCACTTGTAGGTTGTTCCAATTCATCCTCTACTTTATTTTCAGTATCGATGACCTCTTCCGTATCTCCGGTAGGTTCATCTATTTCCTCATTCACCTCATCAGCTTTAGCCTCTTTCATAGCGGCTTCTAGCTCTTCATCACTCATTGAAAACAAGTCATCTTCTGTAAGTTCCGCCATCTGTTACTCCTCAGCCATTTCATTTTCTTCATCTTCCTCAGGCTCTTCGCCCATAGCTCGGATAGTTATGAAAAAATCTTCTAACTGACTAATTGCAATCAATGCTTCCATTACATCACTTCTAGCACCATTTCTCTTTATCTGAGGTGACGCTAACAAGCTAACTCCATTTATAGCCTTGTCCTTGAAATAACCTTCGAGTATAACTCTTTGGAAGTCTTTATTCTTCTCAAGTCTCTCTAGTGCCTCTTTCAAGTCTTTCCAGTATAGGAATTCTTTGTCTTCTACTTCTTGTATCGTTTGGTTGATCATTGCTGATTCCTTTATAGTGATATTATTTTAGTGACATCTCGGTCATGTTATCACTATTATAGCGTATTTTTTTAATTAATGCAAATTATCTTGCTAATAAGCACCTCTACCTGCCAATCCTTGAGGAGTTTCTCCTTCGCCTTGCTCATTCATCCCTGCAGGCTCTTGTTGCTCCTCTTGAGGGTTCTGTCCACCTCGTTGTTGATGTTGTGCTACTATCTGCATAGCCATATCAATTATTTGTTGGGGTACGCCCTTCTGCGATAATTCCTGTGGGGTTACCCCTTGCATTAACAATTGAACTACTTGTTGAACTAACTGTTGCATTTGCTCTTGGCTTGGTTGCCCGCCTTGTTGCTGTGCTCCTTGTTGAGCTAACCCTTGATCCATCATCTATTATCCTTTTAGTTTATTTTCCGACTATATCATTAAAATGCTGTAGCGCTCTGTACCGTCTTAATTCTTGTATTTCTTTAGCATCAGGCATTCTACCTAACTGTTTATACATTGTATTTACTTCTTCATTAGTTATATTAGCAGTGTTTAAATCTTCATGAATGCTATTCTTTAATGCTGCTAACCCATCTTGTGCACCTTTAGCGTATAGTGCCTCAGCTTCTTTTGCTCTTTGCATAGTTTCATCTTGAGCTATTGTTTGAGCCCCTATCTGAGCTAACTTATTTCTCTGTGCTGTTTGCTGATCTAGTAGCGCTTGTGCATCCCCTAACCTTTTAGCTCTATCTATTACTGTCATCTTATTACTCCAATTTGTTCATTTTTGTCACCATTATCTTTTTGGTACTGCATACTCAGTAAATTTAATTTACCTTTCAACTCCTCAATTTCCATTTTATTTTGATGGTCTGTGTTTGTGTTTTCTTTCAAGAACTGCAGATCAGTCAAATCTTTATCACTAGATAACTTATCTGCATTTGCCATAGCTAGTCTTGCTTTAGCTTCTTTTAGTATCTTATCACTTTCATTATCTAACGCTCTAGATCGAATATCTGATATTTCCGCTTGCAGTTTACCTACTGTAGCTTGCAACCTAGCTAACTCTAGCTTTTTCTCTTGTTCTGCCAGTGGATCTTGTTTTGGTTGATAGTTCTTTATCTTATCAGCTAACTCTGGCATTTTCTGTAATCTAGTTATGTCCTCTAGTATTAACTGAGTAAATTCAATCCCTAGTGCGGGTCCTGTTGTTTGCAACAAAAAACTCAACTGTTGGGCTTTAGCATTGTTATCTTCAACCGTACTGATAGTTATATCAATATCTATTCTGCCCTCTAGGTCATCCCTCCTTATTGGAACGAATTGCTCATTAGTTACCCTAACTACTGTTTCTGGACTTAGAAACTCTGCATTATACGCCATCCATTTTCTCATTAGCGGCTTCATTAGATTCTCCGCTATATTTCTAACTAGATTCAGCTTTCTCATTCCGGTAGCGTCCATAGCAGCTCTAGCTCCTGTGGCTGTTCCTGCTAGAGAATTACCACTAATTCCTCCGCCGAACCCTTTCACTCCTGTCTGACTCTCTATATCGTGATCCATCAACTGTAGCATATTGAATGCGCTAGCTGGTATCTGGTTATAACTACCTTGCCAGAAATCATTTGGGCTACCTCTGAACTCGAAGTTCTTTCCCTCCCTAAACTTCTTCTTATTAGCAACACTCAACGCGCCTTCCCTGATAGCCACTTGCCCATTATTACTCTTAGCCATATTCTCTATCATTCCCCTAGTAATAGCAGTCTTTATTTTCTGTCTGTCACCTATATTCTCAGCTAACGCCTCACCTTGTAACTGGAACGGAATCGGTGTGAACGGTACTACTAGGAATGGGTGTGTTTTATCTGGGTATGGGTTATCTTCTAATCTAATTATTATATCATTATCAGTCCATGTACATACTATCGGAGTAGCTATCCCATCTCCATTCATATCATAGTTGCCCCAGTACTCATATACAATTACCTTCTTTCTAGCTACATCGCTGAACTTGAAGTATGTAGGGTCCTCTGGTCTGTAATCATAGTCATCACTAGCTAAACTAGCTCCTACTCTTTTCAGGTTTTTGTATCTACCATCTTTCTTTAGTGTACTTAGATCAGTCTCATATCTATATATTACAAACTGAGCCTTATCTAAATCTCCCATACATGTAGGATCTATATACACATCTTCACCTCTGCATACCTTAGCAGTAGGTTTGTTAACTAATACTTTAATATCTTCTACTTCAACCTTACCAATATGCTGTTCCCCATACTCATCAGTAATTATTGTTTCTACCTGTTTCGTTACCTTTTTATCTTCATACTCCCACCCACACTGTACTACGCAGGTACCTTCAGTAACTAGTACTCTAGCAGCCCTATTAATGAAATTGTATCTATCGAACTGTCTAGTGAACTGGGTATTCAACAACAACTCATTCTGCTTAGCAGCATTTGCATCTTCATAGGTAATTGGATGGCATTTAATAACATCTGGTGTACTTAGGAACGGATCAGTTATACTTGGAATTAACCACTCTAACTGCCTCTTGATATCCTTACTAACTATCTGTGACTTACCTTTAACCTCATTTCTATACGGCTTGGCATATGTCTCTGCAATCCATTCGTCTCTCTTAGCAACCCAGTTCTTCTGCCCTATCTGTGCAGCAGTCCAGTCACTCTTTAGATCTCTTAGCAGTAAGTCTTTATTTATCTTATGTGGTTTATTTTCCATATTAATTCCTATTCCTTTGTGCTATTATACCATAACTTTATAAATTTTCAAACCCTATCGAACCATCCGGCAAACTTTTCATTCTCCGGGTTCTTTATATCCAAGTTGTAGTACCGCATAAATTGAAGCCCATTTAAGACTTTTACTAACCTTCTTTGATTTACTTTTTTAACTGCTTTTAAAGTTTCAGGCCCTACTACCCCATCCACATCTAAATCTTTGAATAGCTTACCATCTCTATTTAACAGGTTCAAGGCTTCCTGTAACCTTTCCCCTCCAAGTTTACCTGTTCCTTGATTTATACTTTGGTCAAGAAGTTCTTCTGCTACTATGTAAGGCAAACTGTTACCATTGAACACATCCCAGTAATTCTGTTTGTAAAATAGTTTAACAAAACTTTGCAATTTAGTACTATTTTTAAGACTTGTTTTAAAGCTATTCGGGTATAGTTTTTTATATTTATCTATGATACCCCAGCCTAGCCAATTTGGATGGTAATTCCTAGCTATGCCTTTGTAGGTTTCGCCCCCTTTGTCACCTTGCACATCTGCATATCCGCCCTCTGACCCCATAACATTGTTTAATGCTTTTGCAAAACTCATTTAATCTCCAAAAATATCATTTTTAATTAACCCTGCCACTGCTATCTTTCACTTCTCTTATTATGTTTACTTTCGTTATCTTCTCCACCATTTTAGTTACTCTATCTATTAGTAACAACTCTTTATTATCTAACAAGTTGCTATGTTCTTTTATTTCCTGTAAAGAGACTGTCAAATAACTGCCATAGCTTATTATTGCAATCGCACTGTAAATTAATAAGTTTTTCAAAGTCAGTGGTCTAACACCCAACTTAGATTCTTCATTCAGGGTATCAACAGCTTTTCTATAGCCAGGACACTCATTACAATCTTCTTTGATTTTGTCTATCTCTATAAACGCTCTTTTAAAGGTATCTTTTGTGTCTTTCTCAACATTAGCAATCCGTAGATTGATAAGTTTTATATCATTGATAGTAATAGTGATCTCTTTTATATTTGCAACTAAATCTTTTATGTTATCAGATAGTGCCAATATGCTTTGATCTATATTGTTTAGCATCATAGAATGCTCATTTAAAGTATCACTATGTTTTTGTAGTTCCATTTGTTGTTGCTCTGTCATTTTGCGCCTTTCCCAGCCTCTTTTAATTTTTTATATAGCACTTGCTCTCCCTTAAAATTTTTTATTAAATGACAAGAAAACTCCATCTATTTTCTTATCGTGAAATTTAGGTGTAACATTTATTTTCCATTTAGTTGACTCTGCATCTTTTTTTAAACAGTGCATTATACTAATGAAGAATTTGTCCGTGTTGTTTATATAGACCTTAGGCTTTGATAAATCTATATTTTTCTCTTTTTGAATGCGATCGATTATGTCATCGTATGACATTGTTGGGGCTTCATTTAAGTCTTCTTGAGTGCTTAAAAATTCCTCTAATTCCTTATGAGGCATTATCCCCTCCTATTTTAGTGTTCCAATTCCATTTCAACATATAGCCTAAAGTTGCTAAAATAGGAGTGTATATTAATCCTTTAGCGATATCGCTCCACCCATTAATCTCTTCTATAAAAGGTTTCTGCAATATAAACCACACAATATAAAGTATAAAAATAATTGGGACATATCTTAATATTAATTTAATATCACTTCTCATTATCATCCGTAAACTCTTTATTATATTTCTTAATTTCATTGTTAAGATAATCATTTGCTTTTTTAAGCTCTGTATTTTCAGCTTTTAAAGTCTGATAATTATCGACCAACTCTTTAAAATCATTTAAGCTCATCTCCACTTTATCTCCCACTACTACCTTTTCAGTCATTTTATCACCTTATAGTTTAGTTTAAACTCTTTCCATTTTGTAGTGTTTACCTCATAAGTTTGTAGTTTAGGACACTTTGTATGGACATAAACTATCTTAGTAACCACTCGAGGAGTTTTGCTACATCCACTAAAGAGCAATGCTGTGAGAGCCGATAGAGCTATTAATATCGCTATGCTTTTTAATAACATTCTTTATCCCTTTTTTAATTTGCTTTTCTTTAGCCTCAAATACTTTGTTTTTAGTATTAACTTTTTGCACCGTTATCTTTGTATTAAGATTATTTATCTTTACTTTTTGAACTACGCTTTTATTTTGTAATTTTATAATCTCATTATTCTTACTATTCATTTGGTAATAGTAATACCCAAATGCCCCAGCAAGAGCGACCCCTATAACTCCTAAAAAGATTAATTTACTGCTTATGAAACTAAACATCATAGCCCTTTTATCTCGATCTTATTACATTTAATCTTCATATCTTTTAATTTATAAGACTTGTTATCGTTTGGTATTCTATAACACTCTTTAATATTATTGAACAGAAATATCTTTATGTATTCAGAAGGAATATCTATATGTCCCTTCATATATTTAGTACCAGGTACTGCAATATTTATAACAAAAACGGACTTGTATTTATAAGTAAGGTATCTACCATAATTTTCCACTCTTAAGTAAGAGCGTCTATTTGTGACTTTATATTGAGGAGTTATATTTGTAAATGAAAAAGTGTAAGCCATATCTGTACTGTTTATATCCCAATCAGCATTATTAGCTGAAAAATGACCTCTATCGAAACCTGAATGGGCATAATCTTTGTTAGTAGCTTGAATGCTGCTGTCTATTACCTTATTTTGATGAAACTTATTAGCTCTTTTCATCTTAGCTTTAACTACTTTCCAAGTTAGATGTACAATACCTATTTCAGATATTTTGTTTTTAACTGAATACATATTTGTATATACAGGGTTATTTATAACTATATAGTTAGCAAATATTGAAGTGCTTAATAATAATAATATTAATAGTATCTTTTTCATCTATAATTCTTTTTTAACCCTCTCGATTGTTACAAGATGTTTTTTAGCATCTGTATTCTCTTTCCAATGAC